GCACGACTTAACCAACTGAAACTAGGTCGGATAAGAATCCGCAGCTATTCTTTTCTGAACTTCTCGCGAACGCTTCTTCCGCGATCACGTCGCGAGCGCCGAGCAGGATCTGGCCTTCCGGCGTGTTGAGCGGAATGTCGAGTTCATCGGGTTGCATCAGGTCACATGCTCCCAACAAACTGTGGTTATCTCGCAACACTTCCCATCCATTTACAATTCAGATTCGAGAAACTCTTCGATAGCCTGCTGGATCCTGCCGGCCAGCCGGGTGACCTGCTCCTCGCCGGGTTTGGTAGTTTCAGTAGTCAGGAAGAACCGCGCCAACTCTTCGCACTTGGGGTCGTAGTAGTGAATGCTCACCGTCTCACCCCATCCATGAACCGCCGCCCCCGAACCCGCGCCCCAGTTCCTGCGCCGCGGCCGGCGCCACCGGCGGCACGAACGCCGCGAACGTCAGCGCCAGCGCATCGCCGTAGTCCGGAGACGCAATCCCGCGCTTCACCATGTCCTGCTTGCTCTCGATCACGAGCTGCTCGCTTTTGTTGAGGTGGTAGCCGGGCCCAGTCAGGTCCGTCTCCAGGATGTTGTCCGCGGGAATCGCGCCTTTCAGCAGCCACTCTTTCATCCGGCTCCACATGTAGGCGCGCATGTTCGCCTGGTGGCGGTCGTGGGACGGCGCGCCGAAGTTCACTTCCATCACGTTGTCGTAGCCCATCGTGCGCAGCCGCTCGACGTAGGGCGCGCCGAAGGCCGAATCGACGAACATCATCGCGACCCGGTGGGTGGGCCGCTTGTCCGAGAGGATCTCGGTCAGCTTCGCCATCATGACGCTGCGATCGCGCGTGTCCTCGCCCGAGATCCGGACTGCCGGAATGCTGCGCGCGTCCAGGCCTCGGCGGAACGCGATCACGTTCCAGGCGCCGGAACCGCCGCTGTCCCGCCGGGCGGCGCCGCTGTCGCCGCCATCGCTCCTGGCCCCGGGCAGGTTGAACATCCCGCCCCGGCCGGCGACGTCGAATCCAGCAATCAGGGGATCGTCTGGAAAGCTTGACTCCGCGCGCTGTTGTGCCTGCCAGACCCGCTCCTGATCGATGTACTGCAACTCACCGGCGCGCGGCGCGATCCCGCGGACACGGACCCGGACGAAATCGGAATCTTCGCCGTAATCGTTGATCCACTCCTCGAGCAGCGCCTTGTTCGTAAACTTCGCGGTGCGGGAATCGATGATCTTCTGGCTCCACCGGTCCCGCTCGCTGCCGAAGACGATGCGGTGAAACTTGCCGGTGTTCCGCGTGGGGTTGCCCCACGCAAAAATCATCGGCTCGCCGTCCGTCAGGCCGCCCTCGGCCGCGTTCCAGATCTCGTCAGGGATGGCCGAGGCCTCGTCGAAGAGATACCAGGACGTGGACCGGGCCGCATGCTGCCCGTGGAAGGCTTCGCTGTTTTCCCGCCTGCAGGTCTGTGCGGTCACGAACCAGGATTCGGGCGCCGCTTTGGCGAAGATCTTTTCCTGGCCGGCCACGAACCAGTGGCCGGTGATCAACATGCGCGTCCACTTCAGGATCGCCGGCCAGGTCTTCGTACTGAGCTGCGCGAAGGTGTTGCTGGTGATGGTGCCCTGCGAATTCGGGCGCGTGGACATGATCCAATTCGCGAGCCAGGCGGAAGTCGTGCTCTTCCCGATGCCGTGGCCGCTCGAAATGGCCTGGCGGATCGGCCCTACCGCGTTCAGCCCGTCGAAGCCGCGCTTCCGCACCTCGGCGCCGATCTCTTGCAGCAGCTCGGCCTGCCACTGGTCCGGGCCCGCGTAATCCGCTAGCGGTGTTCGGGGTTCGCCCCAAGGGTAAGCCGCCATCACAAAGCCGTAGGGGTCATCCCGAAACTGCGCGATGAACTCGATGAGTTCAGCTTCGGCGTCAGTAGCCGTCATCAGACAGGAAATCTCCGCAGGGATTTGGCAGCGGGATGAAATTGAGGACCGGACCGCGCCGGTAATTCTCCAAGAATTGTGCGACCAGCACTCGCTCTACGGGCGTCTGCGGGAGGTCGGGGCTCGCGGTTTGTCGCACCCACCCTCGGCCACGCTTTAACTTAGAGGCCTGATCTAGTGCTTGCTCGAATATTTGCGCTGCCCTTTCCTCTCCGCTACTGCGAGCAATGCTTAACAGTCGCTCAAGTGCGAACGGGGAAATCAGAGGAGTGCTTTTATTCTCCCATCGGGCCACGGTACGAGTGGTAACGTGCATATGCGCGGCAAACTCTTCCTGCGTTAATCGGCCCAACCGCTCGCGTAACAATTGGACACCAGTCGCGGTCATGGAACCTCGAAACCATCCAACCGGTCACACTCAAAGTTTGCGTATTCTTCCCCGGTGTCCTCGTCCATTTTGGCGGTCACCGCGCGCACCGAGAACCACGTCTCGCAGTCGTCGCCGTCTTCATCCAGGCAGGGCGCCACGACGATGACGGGCAGCGCATCGTCGAGCGGCGCGAGCAGCTTTTTGAGGTCGCCCACGGTCATGAGTGCTCGCCCGCCCGCTCCCCGCAGTGGCGCTTGAAGTCCCAGACCCGAGGCGGGTTCTGGTCGCTCTCGGCGTTATACACGTCTTTTTGCGGGTTGCCATTGCGCCCGCGGCGCCCGTAATCCTCGCCGTAACTGGTGAGGTTGATCCGCATCAACTGCCGGTCTTTATGCCGTATGACGAACTCGGCATTCGTGGCCTGCGCGAGCTGGCGCACACGTGCCGGATCGGCCATTTCGAGCATCCCGTACTGCGTGAATACGGGTACTTTTGCGGGCGAAGATTGAGGCACAACTAGGCTGATGAAGGGGAATGCGGGCTATTTTGGAGAATTCTTCCGGCCCCGGCCCGGCGGGGTGTGTCACTATACTTTGGATGTATCGTACCGTGTTGATGCCGCAGGGCACAAGCAGGAGTTGAAGTTATGCCGCTCGTCTGTCTGGTGTTCGCGTTTGTGTTGTTCGTCCTCGGAGCCCTGTCCCGATGGTGGGCCGCTCCAAATCCGTACTATCCCGCGCTGATGTCGGCGGGCCTCGCATTCTGGGTGCTCGCCTCTCTGGCCCCGATGCTGTTCAAGTAGGGAATTGCAGCGCAGTCGAAAAGAAAGCGGGCGCGTGTAACGCCCGCTGCCAAGATTTCGCAGTATAAGTCAGGTCCAGCATACCGCAGATGGGATTGAGAAGAGCTAGGGACATCGGAATGCCGCTGTACTGGCAGCACTCGAGCAGCACGGAGCTCCCGCCGGCCATCAAGCGTTACCTCCGCGGGCAGCGTCTCGGGATACACGACATTGAGCTGATTCAGGCCTACCTGCGCCAGTGGATCATGTCTCCGGTGTGGGATCAGATGAGCAGCCCCGGCACGGACGCGATGCTTCTCAACCTGCGCGCCAGGATTGGCAGGCTATGGACGGAAGCCGCGATCCGCCACTGGATCGAAACCGCGACCGAGTGGGGGCTCGATCCGCTGTAACGCTTACTTTCGCCAAGTATTCTCCCTAATCGCGCGCTAGCCCTTGCGGGGTGCTTCACCAGGGGAATAGACTCACACTTCGGGCAAACATTGATATCCAGCAGACTTAGTATGATTTCAGACTCAGAAACGAAAGGTGGCGTTAAGCCTCGCAAGCCTGCCACCTCTCGCTTGAAATGCAGGGACAAAAACCCTCCAGGTGGTGCAAAAGAAAGGAGGGGCGGTGCACAAAAACTGTAGCGCACCACCGTCTCCCGCCTCAAGATCCCCATTTCGGGTAAACAACCCAGTACTACTACCCGCTCAGATTTCTCTGATCTTGTGCTGCTGGCAGCGAGTCTGTTACCATCTCTTCGCTCGGCTGATCCCCGGGCAATGGTTTGAGAACCCGGCCGTAGATGGCGCCGCCAGGCGTCTGGTCACTGCGGCCGGTTCTCAGCAGCACTCTTTGACCGGAGTGAATACGAGAAAACCTTCACAACCCGAGATCCACGGATCACAACCCGACGCAGCCCGCGACGTTACCCCGCCACAATTCACTCCTGCGAAAGTAGAGGCGCACGATCTCAGGCGACTGCGCGGTATAGGCAGCGATGCGCAGCGCGCTGATATTGGCCTCCGCGGCCGCCGTTATGAGTCCGCTCCTGAGCGAATGCGCGCCCCGCTGGCTGGCGTCGATGCCAACGGTACTCAGCGTCTCCTTGAGCACCCGGCACACGCTCTGACCGTCCAGCGCCTCGCCTTCGTGAGAATAATCGAGCCGTGGGAACAACGGCCCGTCGGCAGTGCCGGCACGCACGCGCAGCCACGCTTCGAGGACGCGCACGGGGTCGGTATGAGGGTGCTTTCCCCGCGGAATGGCCACCAGGCGCCCCTTGGCCTCCTGATCGTTCTTCTCCCGGTTTACGCAGACTATCAAACCCTGCTGGCACAACTCCACGTCCGCCAGGCGCAGCCTCGTAAGGCTCGAACGGCGCAACGAGGAGGCGAAGCCAAGCACCAGTATTGCGCGGTTGCGCAATGCGACCGGAGTCCCGACCTTACAGAGGCCGGCGGACATCTCGCGCAGCTGCGCGACGGTGATCGGCCGCATCTGCCGCGGCTTCTCCCCGCGGATCCGCTGGGCGCCGCGCAGAAGTTCCTTCGTCACGGACCCCGCCGGAGACGGCATTCCGCGGCTGCGGTGTTCGAAGACGATGGCCCACTTGCGCCGGCGGGCGGTGCTGATTTTGCTACGGCTCAATTGGTCCGTGAGGAAGAGGCTCACCGTTTCTTCGCTCGCCGGCAACGCCGTCAGGCGGTAGCGCGCGCAAAAGTCTTCGAAGACTTTCCAGTCGGAGGCATACCCGCGGCGGTGTTCTCGGAAATCAAGCCTTGTTGAAATTTCGACTGCTCGATCCGGAGACGTTCCAGGGATACGAGCGGTACACTTTGGTCAGCCATCTGTGCTCCCAAAAGCATGGATTGGTCAGGGCTGGCACAGTACTTCGAATACTGCGCCGGCCCACTCACAGGTTAACGCGACACACTTCGGGCCAACAGGTCGTTCGGTACTTTGGGTACTACAGGCAGGCCATCATAACCATGTGTTGTGATTGGCGATCCGCCCCCGCCCCGCGTTACAGCCGTGGAAGGTCCCCTCCGTTGATTCTGTAGTTCCTCACCGCTGCGAAGCTTCCGGGAAGAAATGACGCAGCCGCAAGTGCAAACAAACGCCGGAGGGTACGGCTCCCTTCAATTCTGCCATACCTCCCAGCGCAATTGATAACGGTTTTCGGGCGTGTTTTGTCGCGCCCAGGAGATTGCGTATGCCCAAAGACACGGAGACAGGCAGGAACCTGACCCACTCGGTCATTCGATGCAGGCCCCAAAAGTCCGGACCCGAGCGGACTTTTTTACCGATTCGGGGTGTGCGATGACCGCCGCTTTCCCCGCCCGAGAGACTAAAGGCGGGCCGGATTGGGCCTTGGCCTTTGCGGAGTTTCACGGGCGGCATCGTGATGTTAAGGGAAAGAAACTCGTCTTCACCGCGATCTTCAACGCCGCGATGGAAGCCTTCATCATGTGCCCGAGGTGCCCCTGGTCTGGCGTGTCCTGGCCTGGATATGGCGGCTCTCCTGGGGCAACGATTCCGACTACTGCGTGGACGATATCGGAGGGAGTCCGCTCGGGCAGCAGGCGTGCGCGGATCACTTCGGGGTGAAGAAGCAGCGGGTCCACGATTGCGTGGCTCTTTTACGTGAATTGAACTTTGTGCTTCCACCGGACGGCCACAAGCTGTATCCTGTTGATGATCCTACCCGAAACACCCCGAAACCGACAATTCAGAAAAGTCCAAAAGTCCGGGACCGAGCGGACTTTTCGAAGCGTTCAACAACGAGTGGAAAGTCCGGGACCGAGCGGACTTTCAGGAACTCGAGTCCGCCGAGGCCACGGTCAATCGCATCAAAATAGTCCGCTTGGGGAAGTACAAGCAGTGGCTCAAGGCGCGGTCAAATTCCCCCAGACTATTAAACCCAACACCCAACATGTTGGAACCGTATCTCCAAGCGCCCAACCCTCGCCCTCCTCCACCTTCCCTACCCCGGAAGAAACAGTATCAAAAACACCCCCACCAGCAGGCAGTCAGGCCACTTCTGTTCCGCCTGCCTGCCTGTGGCACGGCACTCTGCGCACAGTTCTGGCGAAAGCCAGTCCACCTGACTTTCTGTCAGATAGCATGTTCGCGCGCATTGCCGCCCATCTCACAGAAGAGCTATTGCCGCAGTTCGAAACCGCGGTCCTGTCTGCGCCAGGAATCCGGAAGTGGACCGGCATTGAGGCCATCGCAAAACAGGTAGCCGCTCGCGGACTGGTGGCCGGGAACGGCTCCGGAGGTGAATCATTGATGGAAAGAGCAATGCGGATCAGGGGGGTGTCGCATGGCTGATATCACCGTGCAAGACGCGCTAGTTCTCGCTGAGTCGCTCGCAACCATCGGCCACCCGAGGGCCGCGGGCGCGGTAATGGCAACAGCAATGGACATTCAGGGCTGGTGCAAGGGAGGTATCTTTGACGGCCGCCCCTGGACGCCGCTCGAGCAGCAACGGCGATCGTTCAGGAGGCCCGAACTACGTGGGAGGGAGGCTGGCCGGAGAAAGGCGGAACGATGCGCCTGCTCTGCGCATTCCGTGCGAAGTTCGACCAATCGAAACTTGGAGAAGAGCGGCAATCGATCGACGCCAAAAAACAGAAGGAGCACTGGGAGCAGAAGTACGGCCCGCCTGATCCCCCTTTCGCCTCCAATCTTCTGAGAGTAGCCACCAAGGCGGAACACGCTGAAACCCGCAAGGCGGTGCTCTGGCAAACCGTGAGGGACTGCCTGTATTATGAGAGCCCACGAGGGCGTGCCGAGTTGGCGCGCATTGATGACAAGCAGCAACGCATCGACGCATTCAAGGATTGGCGGGAGGCCGCAGCCCGCGTAAAACGCGATCACCCTGCGGAAGTCAACGCCTTTGGCGTCGAACTCGAGCGGCACGGCTGGGATGCCTTGATGGAGTTCGACTGGATGAAGATTCAGGTACAGCGAGATTTACCCCGCAGGAACAACGCCGCAAGGAGGAAAGAATCCATTGAACTGCGCAGCCTGCACCGCTAAACGCCTACACGCGCCCGCAGACTGGGCGCAGCACCCCTACGCCGGCCACGGGTACGTGCCCGGGCAGGGCTGGACGCATCCTGACCTTGCGCACGGGACGCAGGCCGGCGCCGCGGCCTCGCTACGCTCGGGGGAGGGTAGCGGAGAGGCGGCGCCGGTGAGGGCAGGCTCATGAGCACCCTGCTCTGGAGCGCCCATGAGTGCCCCTCGTGCGGCGCCACCGTGCCGATCGGCGTCATGTCTCTGGCGGCTACCTGCGCCTGCGGGATGGTCTACGTGGATATCCTTGACACTCGGGGTTGGTATTTCTCCTGGCCGCACTATGTGAGTGGAGCGGCGCCGGTGGCGGTGAAGTTATCGAAAGAGGACGCATGAAGTACACCGAACATGGCGACACGGTCACCCTCGAAATGTCGCGGGCGGAATACCACAACATGCTTGTCGCGATCGGGATTGCGGCCGGCTCCGCCACCGACCGTCAAGCCTTCTGGGGTTGGCTGCAGTTTCTCAATGAGCTCAATGAGGGCAACCTGCAGTTCCCGCAATACCAGATCCCTGAAGAATTTAGAGTCATCCGGTGAACCCATGTTCTATTCGTATTCCTGGCGAGTCCGGCGGCCGGCAGACCTGGCGGAAGGTTGCTACGAGTGCGCACGGTGTGCCATCCCGGATCGCCCGATGGGGCTCTACAGCATGCTCGAGCGGGCACACCTCTCCGACGATGACGACGACATCGTGCTGCTGTGCCGGGCGTGTCACCGGCGTCTCGATTACCCGATTTGGGCCGAGGCCTACAAGCGCTATCTGGCGCGGCGCCGCGAGGAAAGAGCCAACGAACTCGATGCGGAGCGGCCCATCCTCCAATTACTGAGGGAGTGCCCGTCATGAACGAATTAGGTAAACAGTTGACCGTGAGTGACCTTGAAAAGCTGACGCTGCCCGCCGTCGTCTTCCTGCAGAAGAAAGGAATTCCTCAGATATTTTCGTGGTGGGTGACCGACGTTTCTCCATTCGGTGTGCACTTCTATGCAGGCGAGATCAACATGCACTTCTTCGCCAAGCGCACCGCCGAAGACGGGATCACCGACGACACGGGCATCCCGATGAGAATCTACGAATTTTTAGGAGAGCCATGAACCGCTGCCGGCCGCTGTTGGAGAGGCTATGACGACTGAAGACAGAGTAAACGCCATGCTGGAGGAGATCCGGCGGCGCAACGTTGATTATTCCGTGCGCGATATGCTCGAGGAGCGGCGCAAACTAGTCGCAGCCTGGCGCGCGGTCCACCCCGAGGCGGCCGCGGAGCCTGTAAGCGGCAGCACAGAACGCTAGATAAATTCAAAAGCGGCATCGTTGACGACACGAACCGTCCGGAGATCTGGGAGAACGACGTCTACCAGGTGACCGTGCGCCCGATGGTCCCGCGATCCGGTATTCGGCACGCGCGAAGGCATGATTCAGATCGGGATCAATAGCCTCGATGGAACGGCACGCCATGACTGGCGCGAATTTCAGGGAATTAAAAACCAGATCGCCGGCCCCGAGTGCGAGGCGTTCGAGTTGTACCCGGCCGAGGGCCGGCTACTCGATCCGAGCAACTACTACAGCCTCTGGTGCTTCCCTGGCCTGCGCCGGATCAAGGTTGGCGTCGAACAGGGCCGGCACGTCCTGAACGCTGATGAAGCGATGGCGCCGCAACGGGCCTTTGCGAAGGAGTAACCAGCTATGGAAGTGATTATGGCGGTTGCGGTGATCGTGCTGGCGCTCCTGGTGATCGACGTCGCCAGGCAGGATCGCAGGCGAAAGCGATGACCACCGACGAACTCTGCCAGCGAACCCGCACCACCCCGCGCGAAATCCAGTGGTGGCACAACACGGGTGTGATTGCGTCGACCACAACCGCCCGCGGCCGCGACTTCGACGAGGACCAGGCCGTTGTTGCGGCCATCGTCGCGGAGCTGCGGCGGAAAGGCGTCTCGCTCCACCGCATCCGGACGCTGCACATTCGCCATCCGCAGGGCGAGTATCTGGTAATCGGGCGTGGCGTGACCGGTTTGACTGCATGTTGCTGGTGCGGCGAGCAGACACTGCTGGAGCGCGTTGCAGCGCACCCCGGCGCGTGCCTTGTGGTATCCGTAGAAGATCTGCGAAGGCGATTGCATGACCAAACTACGCCCCGGCGCTCCACTCATCCGCGAAACTGACGTCTACGAACGCACAGACGCCCTCGTCGTCTCGCTCGAGCCCCGGCACCTCACCATCCGCCTGAAGGGCCGCCGTGAGGCGCACAGCGTCGATTACGGGGCTATCCTCGACCTGGCCCGGAAGATCGCTTACCGGCGCAGACTGCAGAAGGGCGCATGATCACTCGTGAAGAGCATCTGAAATGCGCAAAGAAGCGCGCCCTGGAGTATGTCGAGATGGGCGATTTGCTCCAGGCCCTAACATCCATCGGGTCCGATCTGACCAAGCATCCAGAAACGCAAAACCATCCCGGTTACGATATCGGCATGGGGCTCTACATGGTCGGCAGCCTACGTACGCCGCACGAGATGCGCCATTTTATTGAAGGCTTCAGGTGAGACGCCCCGCCGCCCGCGCCACGCAGCCCGCATACGCGCCCGCTAAACGCCCCCGGGGCCGCCCGCAGAAACTCCACCCCGAAGAGGTCGCCTTCAACGCATCGATGGAACTGGCGGTTCAGGTCGATCGCAAGCAACGCGCGATGGTCGATGAATTTGGCGAGTTAGACCGCAGGATGCAAGTGAACGCACCGGACATAGCCCGCTACGACACGCTGAAGCGCGCCATCAAGTCGTGGTTCGACATCGTGCCGCCAGACGTCAACGGCGTCATCGAAGGACACGTCTACCGCCTGCACCTCTCGGCGCGGGAACGCGAGCGCCGCGTGCGCAGCATGCGCGACCTGGTGGGCGTGATCGGTCTCGATAAGTTTTTGGAGTTGGCGAGCGTGCCGATCGGCGTGCTCGAAGATCTGCTCGGCAAGACCCGCGCGGCGAGCCTCGTGATCGAGGCGCGCACCGGCAGCCGCAGGATTAAGGCCGTGCCGAAGCGGGCGGCGGGGAAGGATTGAGATGGCGAATAACCGGCTGTATTTGGTCGACACGGAAACTTACGAATACATCATGCTGGCGAAAGGATGGTCGTCCGGTTGGTCTTTTTGGGAAAAGACGCCGATTGGAGAGTTCCTGGAATCTGACAACACGAACGCGGAACCGCGCGATTTTCGCGCCGCTGGGATGTTCGACGGGAGCCGTGTAACGAAACTGGCGCTTTTCACCGAGGCGAATTTACCGAAAGAATGCGGCGATAAAACCTGGGCGCCGAAGCGGGCGCCGAAGCGGGCGGCGGGGAAGATTGATCGGGCCGGCGAGTTAGTGCGAGACTTGAAGGACCGGGCGGTAAATGCGGCTTAGGGAAACGCTGTAGAGCCAAATTACACGGGCCATTCAACCGATTTCCCGCGAATGGTTCCACCGCCCGAGTTACTGTGAGACTGGATTGATGCGGTGAGCCGAAGCGTGCTTGGCCCGAAGAAAATCGCGGAGTTACAGGAGCGGTTTCCCGAACTCGCCATCGAGAAGGCTTGGTCGAGGGGAAATACCGGCCACCGGCTGGACCTGTGCCTGAAGGACGGAACCATCGCGTATCTGTGGCCTGACGGCACGCTTGAGCGTTCTGAGGACCGATGGCGGGCGGCGGGGAAGGATCAGTGATTCTTCCTCGCGTGTAGGTGCCTGCTGAGGTGCTTGTCGATCACGTCGCCCAGGTGAAGATTCTCCGGCCAGTCGTTGTCTCCAAAGTCGCGGCAGATTGTCCGCAACTGCTGCAGGGTTTCTTCGCGCTCGACGGCGAATAGTGACGCCTTCGCCTCCGGATCCTCATAGCCAAGTTCCTTCAGGCAGCGGCGCAGCATCTGGAGCCACACCATTCGTGAGCCTTCGGTGTAAGCAGTCTCTTCGCTTTGAGTCATCGCAAGCAGTGTAACAGCGCTGCCGCCAGGATCAGGTTGACCAGCAGCGGCAGCGTCATCATACGGCCGTCTTGTCCGATCGCCAGAACAGCGATGTGGGTTCGCTGGGCCGGTCGAGTTTGCGCTGGGTGCGCATGCCCATTCTGAAGCACATGATGGCCATCTGGTAGGCCCAACCGGGCAGCACGTTGCCCTCGACGTGGAGCGCTGAGGCGATGTCGCCGACGTATACCGGCAGCTCTCGGTCGATCTCTTTGTACTCGCCCTCTAGGCACTGCGTCATGAGTTTGGCGAAACCCGGCTCGCGACGGGATTGCGAGATTTCTTCGTCGTACTCTTCGCTGGCCGCGCGCAGCGCTTCGTCGATTGTCATAGGCATTGAAATTATCGCAGGCAGTGCAGCAGCGCGGCCGCCAGGATCAGATTGACCAGCAGGGACAGGGCCAGCAGGCGCTTGTACCGCATTACCTCGCGGTACGGTGTCCAGGCCCGTGATCTCAGCATGTCGTCATTCTCCTTCATCGGTCGCCGATCGTCCACGCCAGCAGCATGAACAGCAGGAACAGCAGCAGGCCGGGCCAGCCCGCTGCGATCGCGCGCACGTAGACTCTCCCTTGCGCCCTGAGGTACGGTTTAGAGAATGCCCCGGATTGATCTGCCGACCGGTAACACGTGGCTCTTGCGGTTTCGGAAGCGCGGCCGCTTCGACGCTCGAGTCCTGGAGCGTGGCCCGTTCGGGTCGTTTGAGTTGCGGTTTCGCCTGTGGGGCTGGACGCTGAAGATAGCTCGAATGCGGACGAGATGGCTTTAGGTTTCCTCACGCTTCGTCCTCCCATCCGATTCCGACCTGGCGCAGCCACTCGCAATCGGCGGCGGCGAAGCGGCGGTCGAGGTGCCACTCGACCAGAGCCTCGAGGTAGCACTCGAGGCTGGCGAACGATTCCAGCCGCGGCTTAGGCCGCATTGCGGCCCGCCTGTTTCGTGGCGTTGATGTAGGCGGTCACAACAAAACTACGAACATCATCGGGTTTTACTGCGTTGCCGTGGCGTTCAGACGAGGTTTTCAACACCGCGGCGTAAATATCAACCAACGCTGTCGTCTCCATGATCAACCGCGAAGAGAACTCCGCAACCGCGGGCGCGAGACGCTCGGCGGCCACAGGACGGGCGGTCGCCTGGACCGCAGGACGCGGCGCCGCCATGATCGCGAGTGTGCCGTCGCCCAGCTCGCCCACCGGCTGCGACTTGCGGCGCTGCACCATGTCGATCGAGGCGCGGAGCTGCTCTTCCAGCGACGGCGACGGCGCAGCCTCGCTTCCGAGTTCACCCGGATTCCAGTACAGCTCTTTGGGCAGTGCGGTCTTGAACGGCGCGGGCTGCCGCGGAGCGGCCTGCGGCTGCGCCGGCGCAGCGGACATGCGCTCGCGAGAGACGGCGAACTCCGTGAGGCGGCCGTTCTTGCGCTTGCAGATCCAGAAGCACTCGCCCTTCGCCAACTGCAGCGAGGCGATGCGCGCCGAGGTCAACGGCGTTACGTACATCACACGGCCGTCCGTAGTGCTGAACATGTGGCGGTCGTCGCCGCCGTCGAACTGCGACGGGAAGACGCGCGGTTCGGTGAAGCGCAGCGCGACTTCCACCGGGACGTTGAAATCGAATTTGATGATGTCGGACATGTTACTTGTTCTCCTTGGAAAACTCGTCGTTGTATTCGGGGAAGGTCAGGAACTCGCGACCGCAGGCGTCCGAGCAGTAGATCGAGTTCCACCGCGCGGGTTGCGTCTGGCAGTTGCAGCACTTGGCCGCCGGCGCAGCGATGCGGCCGGCGGAAGAGAAGGACGCCATGAAGGCGCCGGCGGGAATGCCTTTGCGGCGTGCCATTATGCCGCCAACCCGTGCGCAACGCAGCCGCGCGCGTCGTAGTAGTCCACGTCGAGGCGAATGCAGGTGCATTCGTTGAGTTCCCCGAACACCTGCGCCTCTATTTCCGCACTGCAAACCGGGCACGCGAAGATCTCCCAACCAGGCTGGAAAGTGAGAGACGCGGCTTCTTTGCCGCAGCCTTCGCAGACGGGCAGCTCTTCCGTCATTGCGGGCGGAAAGTCGCGCCCTTCGTCGTAGTCGATGTAATCGATGAGTTCCATGTTGTTTTCTCCGGCTTAAAGCCCCTCGGCTCTAAAACCAGAATAGCTCACATGCGCATGTGAGTCAATAGCGCAAGTGAGCTTTCTGCTAAAATATTTTCGTGGCGAAAAAAAAGAACCCCGCAGCGGTGGCGCTAGCAAAACTACGATCGAAGAAACTGACCGCGGAAGAGCGGAGCGACATTGCGCGGAAGGCTGGCACGGCCAGTAAGGCGAACCTCACCCCGAGCAGCGCAGCGCGATCGCGCGCAAGGCGGGCCTGGCGGGGGGGCGGGGCGGAAGAAGGCGGAATGAGTCAGGAAGAGATGCAGTTCATCGAAAGTCTGTTCCGTTCCCTAGAGACGGAAATGAATCAGCAGTTCCACGCAGTGAACGCGCGCCTGATCATATGAGCGCCCGCTGGACCGGATCGGCGGCCTGGTCAACGGCGGCGGCCGCGCGATCGCCAAGATGATCGAGTGGACGGAAAAGACGGACGTCTCGCTTGCGGACGTCCTGCGCCGGCAGGGCGAGCTCGAGGAGCGGGTCCGGAAGTTGGAAGAGAGCAAATGACTCCGAGCAGCGCAGCGCGATCGCGCGCAAGGCGGGCCTGGCGGGGGGCGGGGGCGGAAGAAGGCAGAGTGAGCTTACCGGAGGAGTGGGAGGAGTGACGTGCCGTATAACCAGGAAATCTTTGAATCGATCTTACGTACCTTGATCAAGATGACTATCACTGCACAGAAACAGGCAGCGGTTGCGCAGGCGCTTGCCCTTCTCGCTGCTCCCGCAGTGCCTCCAGAAACACGGCAGCAAGTTCTTGACCCGATAATTGCGGAGTACGACGCCTTGCTTCGCTCAATCGATCAAGCGCCTGTTGATGACGCTTTTGAATTGCTTCGGCGTTTCGAAGGAACAGTTCAATGAGCGGTACGTCCATTGCGATCCTGCACAGATCCTATCACCATGAGCTTTCCGAGCCCGGCGGCGCGAAGGGAAGAGACGACAATCCGCCGAGTCGAGAGAGGCCCTTCAGTATTCCATGCGTCCAGAGCTTCCTCGACCAAGATGAACGCGCGTTTGGTGGCCGGGTCCAACTTTCGCTGCCGGCGTTTTCGTGGTTTACTAGCCATCGCCTCTGATCATAAACCGGACCCGGATGACGCCGAGCGCGTACGTCGCAGTAATAGCCGCCCGCTACTTTGATTCTGCGCCTCCGCCAGCAGTCGTTCAAGGGGAGGAAAGTGGTTAAATGTGAGCTCCGGACGCGGCCCGCAGGCGCGCACAGATGCGTCCGCGGCCCGGACGGCGCGAAGATACGCGGCGTGATGGCCGCCGGCCCCGGCTTCGGCGGCCGTACGGCAAGCAGCAGGAGACTGAGAAATCCTCTTCGTGTAGCCATCGCCTCCGATCATAAGGCAAAATAGCGCCATATGCCTGCAAAAGCATCAACGCCGTCCCGCGTGGCCACGTTCCTCGAGGCCTACGCCGGCACCGGCAGCGTGACGGCCGCGGCGAAGGCCGCGGGCATCGACAAGAACATGCACTACCGGCGCCTGGAGTCCGACCCGGAATACCGCAAGAAATTCGAGGCGCTACAGGACCGGGTTGGGCAGGAGCTTGAAGACGTGCTCGTGGACCGCGCGATCAACGGCGTCAAGCGCCAGCTTCACTGGCGCGGTAAGCCGATGAAGACGAGGGACGGCCACTTGGTCTATGAGATCGAGTACGACAACCAGCTAGGCGTCACGATGGCGAAGCGCTTCCGGCCGAAGCTATACCGCGAGCACGTCGTCCAGGAGCACACAGGCCAGATCAACCTCGTGGAGCGGTTGGAATCGGCCCGCGCGCGCCTGATCGCGGTGAAGCGCGAGGAAGACGCGAAGGCGGCGGGATGAACATGTTCAGCATCGTGATCGCAATTCCGCTGGCTGGCAACGTAGGGTCCGTAGAGATTAGGCCAATCCTTCCGACCGAAGGCATGTCGTGTCCGCCGTCACCAATGGTCTGCGCTGTGGCAGAGATTGATTCGGAAGAGTTCATGGCCTGTACGCCGCAGGAACTGGCTATCCGATTTGCGGAGCCCGCAATGGCAGCGTTACAGAACTCGCTTCGCGCGAGAGGTTTTTAGCCTGCGTTCTCCAATCGAAATCGCTCCAACCTATTGCGGTGATTGCTGTTATGCGAAAACCAGTGGTTTTTAACGGCGGTTTTCCGTCGCATCTGTCGCATCTGAGGCGCGCGAAGCGCACAATTTCCGGAATGTTCACACTCGCCGCATTGTTGACAATTTGAGACAAACAGGTTGTGTTTGTCTATTATTATTATTTCATCGCCAGGAGCGGATCTTATTGAACCGCGCATCGCTCGCGGCCGCGGTGAGCTGCGCGTAGATCATCGTGTTCTGAATGTTCTTGTGGCCGAGGTGATCCTTCACATGCGCAATGTCCAGCTCGTGCTCGCTCAGGAGCGACGTTGCGCAAGTGTGCCGCAGCGCGTGGAAGTGCCGCTTATCTTCGGGAATGCCGGCCTTCTTACCGTAGTATTGAGCCAGCTCGTGGAGCCGCTTGCGCGAGATCGGCTTGTCTTTGCGCGAGAGGAAGATCGGGCCTGGCGCAGTTCCCCGCTTCTTGATCCACCGGCGCAGAGCTTCCGCGGCCGCCGGCACCAGGCGCGTCTCGCCACTGATCGAGTTCTTGAGCCGGTGGATCGACAGCCGGTCGTTCTCCATGCGTGAGGCCGGCATCCAGTCCGACATCTCGAGCATCCCGATCTCGCTCGCCCGCAACCCGTGATGGTAGCCGACGCGGAATATCGCATAGTCCCGCGGGTTTTTGAAAGTAGCCGCCAAAACCGCCCGTATCTCGTTTGCAATCATATACTTAAGGCGAGGCTTCGGGCGTTTGTCTAACCGGACAGAATAACCATTTTGTCCGGTTCGGGCATCTAGAGCCCCTGTGTTTATTGGGGTTTTGGCCTGTTTGCCCTTCCGGGTGGCGAACTGTTGTGTCTGGTCAGGAATGGCCATGATCCCTTACCAGTAGCACACTCACGCATCACCACGTGTATCATTTTGCGCGTTAAAGACGAACGCGAAACCCCGCCCGCCTACCACGCGGGGTGGCTCACCAGGTGAGCCTGGTGCTAAACTTCCAGCCGAACTAGGGCGGAACCCGCGGAGACGGCAAAGAGATCAGGCAGGGCGGGCATGTGGGCTAGGGCTGAGGCCTGCGTAGACGCAATTTTCGGAGCTAGGTGAAAAAGAGCGCAGGAGGCAGGCGGAAGAATTCGGCGAGTTTGCGGATATGCGTCTTGCTCAGTTCACGCTTGCCATTGAGGATCAGGGATGCGATGGAGCGCGCGCCAAAGACCGGCGTCAAGTCAGGGGCGCTGAGGTTACGTTGTTCCATAAGGAATCGAAGCAGGCCGATCGGATCACCGGCCGGTAGCGGGTAGGCGCGATCATCGTATTCTTTGACCAGCGTGGACAATAGTGAATGGAGCGTCTTTTCTTCGGGAGTCGCCTTGCCGTGCTCGATCGCGCGGCTGAGCGGTTCCATGATTTCAATAAATTGCTCCATTTCCTCATCGGTTTCGATGCGTTTCGGCATCGTCCGGGAAAGCAGTCTTCCGTATTTGCAGTCGCTAGCACCATTTCTTCCACTCCTCCCGACCATACTCTTTGTGGGTCATCAACGCTTTTACATACAACTCGCGGCCAGCAAAGAACACGGTCGCAATCAGCCGGTAGCGGTTGTGTCCCAGGTTGAACACCAGAACTTCGCCAATCAAATCCGCACTCGGAAAATCGTTCCGCACATCGGCAAGGCAGGACCAGGTGGCAGCGGAGGCAACCCGGAACCAGTTCAGCGCTTCGGCCTCAGCCCCTGGATGCTTGGCTGCCAGCCGAGTGAGTCCTTGCTTGCTGATCACGTTCACAATTCATGTTATCAAAATGATAACACAAAGTCAATATCCAGGCCTGCGCAGACGCAAAAAAAAGCGGGGCGCCTGACTGGCGCCCCGCAGGGTGTTGGGAGGAGAAGGAACGGTGGGTTAACGGGTGGGTTTCGCTCGCCGCGGCCGCGGCGCCGCGGCCTTGGGTTCCGCGGGCACTGCAAGTCGCCAGCGCGTTTCGCCGTGCGCGTCGGTGAATTCCTCGCCACCGAGCGAACGCCATACGCGGGCTGCGTCCTCAGTGAACTCGGACCCGGAGATCAGACGGCGCTTACCCAATTCCTGCGCCTTTTTCAGCGCTTCCTGATACATCACCTTGCCGTAACCTTGGCCGCGATATTTCGGCAGCAGGTGTGAGAGATCGACCTCAAGATCATTGGGCCGTTCGATCAGATCCATGGACCCGATTGACTCATTCCCGATGGTCGCCTTCACATTCCAGGTTCCGGCATCCTCCGGATCAGGCTTGAACGTGACTCTGGCGTCCGATGGTAACTTGCGCGGCGCCGCGGCCGCGGGCGGCTCGGGCTGCATCAGATCGCGGAGAGTGGTTGGCGCAGCTGACGGTGGCGTGGACTTCGGCCCAGTAGGCGCCGGTGCGGGCGCGGGCGCCGCCGGTGGCGCCTGGCTCTCGAGTCTCCGGAGTTTATCCACCACCATTGCCATCGTGTCCGCGCTGATGGATTTCTCGCCGACCTTCTCCGCGAATTCGGCCGGACTCATTCGGAAGATGTCGCCCGATTTGAGGCCCGCCTCCTGGGCGGCATCGGCCACGCGCACAGCCTTGGCCAGCCGGGCATTCTTGGCGAAGATATTTTCGGCCTTCTGTACCGGCGCCGCGGGCTGCGGCGGCACCTCGGCTGCGGTCGGTTTGCCTGCCTGCGCCTGCCGGATGGATTCGCCGAGTTGCCTCTCGAGTTCCGTCTCTGGGATCAGGTCGGCCAGGGTTCTAGGTTCAGCGGGCGCCGGTGGCGCCGCTGGCCGCGGCGGGACTTCCAGGTTCTGGGCGGCCATGTTGGCCTGCGCCTCCGCAATCTGCTCTAACGCCAGCCGGTCATCGGGCGAGAGTTTCGCCCAGTCGTAACCCTGAGACTCGGCGAATTGTTGGCCGGGAGTCGGAGGTTGCCCTTGGGTCCGGGTGGCGCGCCGCTGTTCGAAATCGGCCCGGGCTTCGGCCGGTGCCATTCTTCCCACGTCCGCGGGACGTGTTGCGGCGGCCTCGAACTCGGCCGCGGTCGGCGCGCCCGCCGCCGGCAGGCCGGGTTCCGGCGGTGCTGGTGGCGGCCCCATCGGCGATCGCGCCGGAAAGTGGCCGCCCTGCGGCTGCTCGGCAGTTCGCGGGAGGATTTCCGATGGAGGGGTTGGAGAAGTGGCCGCCCTGCGGTTGTTCTACCGGGCCGCCCCTCTTCCCCGCTGAGATCCGGTTCCTGACCGCTTGCGCAGCGTCTATGACGTGTTTATATTTCGCGGGAATGGCAGCGCGGGTTGCCTTTATGACTGCCGGATCAGTGACAATGTCTCTGATGGTTCCTGCGGCGCCCGCCGTCTTCTGCGTTCCCCTTGATCAGCCCGCCAAGGACTAGCCCGCCCGTGACATCGCCCGCCGCGCCTGACACATTGCCATGGGTTGCTTTGTAGATTGTCGAAGCGCCGGGGATGTTTTTGAGGATGATTTCTTTAGCGAACTCGCGCCGTTGCTCTGGTGTGCCGGATCGCTGCAACTCATCCGCCCGTTTGCGGTCCTCGCTTCCGGATTTGGCATCCTCTCCAGAGACTAGCGAATACAGGATGCTAACCGGGGATTTGACGACGTTCCAAACGGAATCGAGAAACCCTTCATCCTTCAGGTGATCGCGTATGACACGGTCGGAGGTGTCAATTCTGGTCATGTCCGCATCGGTCAGGACTCTGCCGGCTGCGGCGTCATGCCTAGCGATATCGGCATCGGTCAGTTGAGGACTCATTTCCAATTCCCGCTGGCGTCCCTGGTGTATGTCTTCCCGTTGATCACGCGGGTGTCTCCCGCCTTATACGTTGTGGTGCCGCCGCCGTGAGAGTGGCGCGCAGTTGTTCCCTCGCGCTCGGCAGGATCGGACTCCACGGGTCGTCTGGCATTTCCCGGTGATACCGTTCGTTGTAGGTATTCGCCTTGTCATTCAGGATTGCCATACCCTCCTGAATAACGCCGCGCATCTGTGCCGGCGAGTTAGCTGCACGAATCGATTTGCCCATCTTTTCGATTTCAATGTCCGTGGCATTGCCTTTCAAGGCTGCTGCCATTTCGCCAGCCACCGCGTCTTTCAGCAGACCGAAATTCGTCACTTTGTCGGAACCGAATTTGTCGCGCAGCCAGTTGTATGCCTCATTGCCAGGGACGAAGCTTCCGTTCTCTAGAGATTCCGCCGTGTTGCCGAGCCTTCCCAGGTGGACGATGGCCGTATTGAGTGCTCCGATATTCCGTCCGTCTGGTCCCGTCGTGAAACTCTTGCGGATCTGTGCCCGCTGTTCGCTGAAACCCGGGTCATAACGGAGCAGTGCATCACGCCTCTGCGCCGCCCCAGGTGCGCGGGAATTCGCGGTCGGGGCAGTGAGCCTTCCTTCAGCCATTCCCCGGATATCTGCGCGGCGACTCCCGGGGCAAGGTTTTGAGAAACTCTTCGCCCGTCGTCTGGTTCCCGCCGCCGCCGACAGGTGGCAGACCCGGAATCATGTTGTTGATGACCGGGCGGGATGCTACGGCGTGGCGTTCCAACTCTTTCATCGCCGCTTGCCCCGCTCGCCCTCTCGTTCCGGCGTGCGCTTCGGGTCGTTCATCCATATCGCCAGTTCGGTCGGAGTGTTGGGAATGGATTGGCGCGCGGCGTTAGCTGCGGCCTGCTGCGCGGTGATCTGCTCATGCGGGGTGTTGGCGAACATCATCAACTCGCGCCAATTTCGGAACCCGCTATAGAGCGCCGCGCGTTTCGGGTCCATCTTGGCCAGCGCCTGCTGGAAAGCAACTGCGCCTCGCTCTATAGCTGGCCCGAGCGTCGAGGCTTCCAGTTGCCGCTGCTTCTGTTCCGCTTCGGCGGCTTTGCGGACGTTTTCGGCCTGGACGCCCGCCTCTTCGAGCGTGGCTTTGTGTCGGCCGCCATCGCATCGTGGGCCTCTTTGCCTTCATCGCTATGAACTGGAATTGCTTGTACTCGGCGGGTTGTACCCGTTCGTGTTCAAGTGATCCAGCATCTGCTGGCCGATTTCGGCGTTTTTTGCCGGGTCCGGGTCGAAGGCGCGGCTGCGGATGGCGAGACCGATTGCGCGGGTGGCCGAATCTTTATCGGTCGCCGATCCGGCCAGTTGACCGAGCAGCCCGTACCGTTCGCCTTCCGTCTTGTAGAACTGCTGCGTCTGTTCGCCGCGCGCCCTTGATCAGAGGCATTGCGCGGCTTCCGAATGCGCCGATCAATTCCGCATCGGACATGGTCGGGTTTGCACGCAGTTTTTCCTCGTCCTGCAAGCCCGCTGCGCTTCCTGCATCTTCAACTGCTGCGCCTGCAGCCCGAGTTGCCCGGACTGCTGCTCCTGCATCAGGTTGCGCAGCGTCTGCACCTTCGCGAACTGCTCGAGCGGGTCCGCGAGTTGCAGCGGCGCAATCACCGGCGGCCGGTAGCCAAGGGAAATGGATGGATCGATTGCCATTGGAGGTTACCTCGTCACCCGCCGTAATCCCAGTCATGGCTGCAGGGTTTGCATCAAATTAGCCAAGCTCTTTTTCTGGTAATAGCCGCCAACCTGATTCGCGGTATTGGCGACTCCCCCGAGCGCAGTGCTCCACGCATTCGCCGCTCCCATCGTGCCCCCTGCCCGCGCCGCGGCGCCGCCGGTCAGCAGGTCTTCGATGTTTCCGTAGGTGTTCAGCGCGTTCGTCGCCATCCTGCCCGCCGCATCGGTCTGGAACCCGCCGGCGGTTGCCGCGCCGGAGAGCCCGAGCCGTGCCGCTTCGCTGGCGCCGCGGTGCCGTACCCGGCCGCCCGGTCCGCCGTGGTCGCGCCGAGATTGACGAGGGAATTGAGCCGGTTGAACCGGTCGCCCTGCTGGGCCCGGAATCGCCCCTCGGCGGCGCCGAACTCGTTCGAAGCCACGTTCTGGCTCAGACGACAACCAGCGATCGCAGCGCGCCGCCGCCGAGCGCGCCGCCGCGGGCGGCCGCGCGAACCCTGCAGCGCCTTCTGCGCCTGCTCCATCCGGAAGGCGTACCCGGGATCGTAGGCGTGCATGTCGTCCGCGGTGAACGTCTTATTGAGGTCGCCGCCGGGCGCCATCAGGCCGCGCAGCGTCTGTAGACTCTCGCCGCCGGCGTCCATGTAGGGCGACAAGGAGCTTGAGCGCTTGCGCAGTCGCGTCGTCGATCCGGCCCTGGCCGGCGCGCGGTCGCGGCGGTGACGTTGCCGGCGGCGGTATCCGCCGCAGCGCCGATGCGCGGGTTGTACTCGCCGAGGACGTCCTTGAGTTTCCTGCGCAGACCGTTCGCCTGGTCAGACTGCGTCTGCGCGGCTTTCTTCGACGCGCGGGATCCCTGGATCCCGCCGATGATGCTGGTGCCTAAACTGATTGCGGCTGGAATTGCGACAGCGGGCACTTACCCCTCCTTCGTACCCGAGAATGCAGCCACGGGCTGCGTTCGCCGGGAATCGATACTTCTGCGGCCTCGAACAAAGGCAAATCGCGCGGCCGGCTGATGCCGAGGCAGATCTGGTCCTGCATCCGGCCGTCCCGGATAAATGACGCCTCATTGACGCCGTACTGCTCCATCCCCGCCGCAATGGCGAAACGGTAGGCCAGGCGGTTCCCCTGCGGCACGCCGGTCACGATGCGCCGGCACGGCGTATTCGTCCAGACCCACTCGAGCATTACTTGCGCCGCCCGCCGCGCCCGGTCGCCCCACGCATCCGGCAGGAGAGCAGTGTGGATCTCCCAGCAGACGGCGGTGTGCGGGTGGAGCAGCCAAAGTCCGAGCACTCGTCGCCGTCCCACGCCAGCAAATACCAGATCAGGTCACTCACGATCGGCCTAAACTCCGCGGCCGGCGGCGCCGTGTCGTCGGTGAGGTGCCGGTACACGGCGGGGTGGGTCATGATCGCTTTTATCAAGCCATAGTCGAATGAGCGCTCGATGTGGATCATGCCGGCTTCTCGATCGCGCGGCGAGGCGCTTCACCTCGGCAGACAACTGCTGGATCGCGCGCGCCGAGTGTACCAGGACGTAATGGTAGTCAATCGCCAACACGTCGGTTTCTTCGTCGTCCGTCTCGCGCAGCTTGCCCTTGGTGCTGCGCCACCGCTTCCGGTATTTGCTCCACGACCGCCTGCGCGACCAGGCCGATGGCCGGCAGACCGCTCGGGGTGTCTGCCAGTCCGTTGTACTCGTACCGGATCCAGTCGAGCTTCTCCAGGATGGCGAGGCGATCGTCCTTGACGGCCTCGATGTTTTGCTTCAGCCGGATATCGGATACCACGGTCCATGTGGACGTGGCAGGCTTGCCCGCCGAATCGTTGACGAGTTGGAGCGTATACGACGGAGCGATCCCGATGCCGACGCGCCCGGATCCATCGACATTGATGCGTTCCAGATCAGCCGGTATAGAAGTGCAGCCCCCCATAAGCGGACAGAGCGCAGGAGAACGCACGGGCGGCGCCGAGGTACGTGTAACCGTACCTGCTGCAATTGATGCCGGAGGCCGTATCGACGAATTTGCCGCCTGGCTCATTCGTGGAAAACACCCCATGCACCGGCCGTCGACCAATTCTGCCAGATCGATATCCCCACCTTTCGCCGCCAGTTGGCAGCCGGCCGATGGAATTACTCCGACGCCAACGGCGCCCGCCGCCGTGATATGCAGCCGGTCGCTGTTCCCGGCGCTCTCGTCGGTAATTCCGCCCTCAACAAGTGTCGCCTGGCGTTGCTCCAACTTTCGCGACCACGTTGGGGTGAGTCAAACCCGTGGCGCCGCTGATGTTCGTGACTTCCACCCACGCCGTCTGATTCCAGATGAATTCCCGCGGCGGCGGGTCGGTCGTGCGGAAATCGAAACCGGCATCGAATACGCCGAGGTCGGTGGGGCGCTGATCGGGCACCAGCGTGTCCCACATGGTGCCGGCGAGATAGAGCCAGGTGCCGCCCTGGTTCTGATAGATGACGGAAACCGCGGTCTGTCTCCATCCACAACATGCCGGAAACCCAGAATCGGCAATTGGCGCGGCCAGGCGCTCGGCGTGGGTGCCGTACCGTATGGGAGTAGTCTCGATCCACGCCGTACCAGACCAGGCGAACGCCTGCGCCGGGTCAGTCGTGGTGCGGAAGAGAAATCCCACGTCAGCGGCCGGCCCCAGGTCTGTGGGCCGCTGATCCGGCGAGAGTGTACCGAACATCTGGCCCGCGATATATACCCAGATTCCGCCCTGGTTCTGATAGAGGACACTGCACCGGTCCCCACTCCACGTACAAGGCGCCATCGGGCCACGGGCCGGGATCTGGCCGGTCAGCGTGATTCCCGTAGGTGGCGATGTTCGCGAGTCCCTCGAGCGTCTGCGTGTTCGCGTTGAGTTGCCCGGCGAGATTCTGCCAGAACATGTACCACTGCCGCTCCGTCATGACGAGTTCGGAGTCCGGTCCGTTGGCGCGGATCACCGGCGCGCCATCGGCGCCGGTAAGCAGAGCGGCCCGGTACGGTGGGGATTTGCAGGCTGTTCGGCATTACGCCGAATCCCGGCGTGGCCTCGACAAATGCGTCGGTCATCGCTACTTTGGCCTTCCCTTGCACGCCAACGCGGTACACGCGGTCGCGGCTTCGTCCCAGGCGGCGCCAGACGATGCGCTTGGAGAAGTTTCCATTCGCGCCGGAACCCTGAAACTGCGGGATGGGCAGGAACGTGTGTCCGCGGTCGTTACTCCAATCCAGTCCGACATCATTTCCGGGTCGCCGGCCTTCACCGTGCCGGTTTCCATGTAGGCTTCGAAACGATGGTGGAAGTGATAGCGGTCCTCGTTCAGCAGATGCGGGAAGGCTCGCAAATACTGAATCGGCACGCCGTCGTCGTCGTAGTAGTTCAGGGACTGCTCGTACAGTTTGCCGGTCGCGGGATCGCCCACAAGTGTGTTTGCCGCCCTGGCCCCATTCAGGGACAAATGCGTGATACCACGGCTGGTAGCGGATGAAACTGGACTTCGCCAGCCATTTAGCCACCGCCGGGTTGAAGCCGTTCCGCTCGTGCCACTTGCCCTCGGTCATGTCATAGACCCAGGTCTGCTGCTGCTGCCAGAAATTGATTACCCAGAACAGGTGGCCTGCGTCGAGGTAGCAGTAACTCACCGCATCGGACACCTTGAAGTTCGCGGAATTCCAGCTCTCTTCCTGCGCGTGCTTGCTTATGCGTTCCGGCTGGACCCGAGCGCCCGATAGGCCACCGTCTGGCCGTTGGGCGAACCGCCGACCAGCACTTGTACGGGCCTACCGAGCACGGCGCGAAGGTGCTCACCGAGCCCTCGCGCATGAATGCGCCCGGAACCCGCTGAAACGGGAAACTCGCCACGCCTTCGCTGTCCAGCGTGACGCCCACGTTCTGGTGGACCTCGGTCGTTTCCTTCCCGAGCAGTATCAATTCCTCGTGATCGCAGAGGATCGAGTTGATGTAAATCGGCGTAACCCTCCTTGACCCCGAAATCGAGGGGATCCCAGAACGTGCCGTCATATAGTCCGGAGATGTTGTACTGCGCCCTGGATCCTGATCCTGCGGCAGATCAGGCCGCGGCACCGGTTGATGATGAAGTAGCCGTCGAGAAACCCGCCCGTCACGGCGTCCACGTTTGCGCCGGAATCGATCGTCCAAATGGCCTCTGAGGTGGCTTCGGGTACAGGCGTCACCATCATGTCGTCCGGGCCGGTGACGGTCACCCCGGTGTAGAACGTGCCGTTGAACCGCAGGAGTCCTCCATTCATGCCCGCGTGGAACGGTGGCCCGGTGAGCCGGTGCACGTTCGCCGTCGTCCCATCCGCCGATGCGGTGCCGCCCTCGGAAAACCGCACCGGGTTCGGCCCCGCGCCGTTGTCGATGTAGACCAGGCCGCCCGTGATGATCATGAGCTGGTGCCCGTTAGAGAAGATCTGCGCCGGGTCGGGGCTTCCGCTGCCCTGGAACATCACCGTTGGTTGCGTGGTGACAGACCCGTCAGAGTGGACCTCCGACAGTTTGTCGTTGTGTACCACGAAGAGGCGGCCGCCGCCGGCCCAGAGGCAGCGGATCTTGGTGGGTGTGAGCTGTGCGAAGAATTTCAGGCCGGGCCGGCCGAAGAACACCTCACGCCGCGGTTCGTCCGCTACGGCGAGCGTCTCGGATACCAATTGATGCACTGCTGCGCGGCAGCAACCACGCTTTGCAGCGTGTGCGATGGCCCGGCAAGTGAGATCTTCATACGGCGTAGCCCTTCTGGCCCGTGCCCGCCGCCGCCGCCGTGCCCGGCAGGCCGTATTGCTGCGCCGCCGGTGATTTAAACGAAACGCTTTCCGCCGCCGATGCACTTGGACCCGGAAAGGTCCAGGTTGGATTGATCGCCGCCGCCGCCGACTGCACAACGTACGCCAACCCGCCGCCGTAAAAAGCCCCGGCAGACAGTCCGTTCTTATCCAGCAGGATCATGCCGCCGCCCGCGATACTTGGGTTCCCCACTACCCCGAAAGCGCAAATGCAAATTACCAGTTCGTTGTTTTCCGTTGGCGTGAGGCTTCCCGGTTGGCAAGTACTCGATGTATCCACATTGCTGATTGCCTGATCTTTTGGCGTGCCCTGCAATGCGCCGGAGAACGCCGCAAAGTAGACCGATGAAAACTGAGACGATGGCCCGCCGCAGGCTACTGTGTGCCCCGTTCCCTTTGAAGTGGGATTACACCAGTAAGGCTGGCAGGATGCGTTGCTGATGTTCGTTTGAGCAAATCCGGCAGTCCACGTATTTCCCTTGGAATCGGTGAACGTGGGAGTAGCTCTCGAATCGTAAATCACCGCAGCCACCAGAAAATCCGCACCGGATGTGTCAATGGCTGCGCTGGTTCCCCCGGCAGAACCCAGGCCGCCACCAGTATGCGTTAACAGGGTAAACGCCATATCGGTCCTACTGCGCCGCCAGAGAGAACGACGCATACTTCGCCGTCGCCGCTGCGTTGAGTTGGATTGCGATTAGATCCCCCGCGGCAAACACCGGCGCCACTCCGCCCGTGAAGTTGGCGAAGTTTGTAGATCTCAAGTTGGTCCCTGTCGATATCGCCAGATCCGCCGTCGTGATGGAGTTCGCGACCGTGGGCACTGCGGCGCCCGCCGCCACGCGCCACACCCGGAAACCAGCCGTGCCTGCGTCTACGGTCACCGTCCACGCGATCAAGGTACAGGCCCGCGCCACTGGCACGCAGTACACCAGGGACACGCCCGGATTGGTGCCGGGTGTTAGGGCGCTACCGCCGCCCGAGAAGGCTGCCGCGGCCGGGAGGTACGGCCCCGCGGGTCCAATCTCGCCTTGCGGTCCCGCGGGTCCAACGTCGCCCTGCGGGCCTTGAATACCCTGCGGCCCCGCCGCTCCGTCCGCGCCTGCCGGTCCAGGCGGCCCCTGGATGCCCTGCGGCCCTTGCGGGCCTGCCGGCCCAACCGTGCCGCTGCCGCTTCCGGAGCCGTTGCCAGTGCCGCCCGAGACAACGATGGAGCCGCCATCGTCGCAGCCGCACGATCCCCAGTTGCCGAGGCTCGCGACCGGCTGCGGCGCATTGATGGACTCCAGGCGCATCAATGCTTCGCGCGCGTCCAGGCGCAGGACCGGGTCGATCCGCTTCTGGAAATGCGGCGCCATGCGCAGCGCCAGGTTGAGGACCAGTGCGTCCTCGTATCCGGGCGGTAACAGCACCTGATCGTCCGGACTAATAAACTGCGGCACGAGTTGCCAGTAGAAGAGTTCGAGCTGGCAACCATCCATCGGCTGGCCCCACAGATAGAGCGTCGAAAGCGGGTATGCCCTGTCGTTGTATAGAGAACCAGGAATCGTGTTTTTGAGCTGCAGGTCCGTGAGGATTTGCAGCGGGTAACGCATCCCGGCTTCCGCGTCTCCGGTGACAATGTTAGCGGCTTCGATGAACTGCGGCCGCGGCGCGTCGAAGTCCGGAACGATGTCAGGGTCCGCGGAAGTGCCAATCGTGTATCTGGTGGCGCCGGTTAGGGGGAAGAGAGAATTCGTTTTTGTGTAGATGAACAGGCGGTCGCAGCTCAAGGATCCGAGCAGCCGGTTCAGCTCTTCGATCGCATCCTGATACTGCGCGACCGAAGGCGTGCGCTGGGGCCCGAGCGTGATGCCCGCTTTTCGCAGTGCCGGATAGAGGATCCCGCGGCCCACGTAGACCGGGTTAATCATGCTGCCGCCGGTGCCGCCGGGGCCTGCCCAAAGGCTACGGGATGCGCCGGGAATCGTGCCGCCAGGTAAACTCATGCCGTTTTCCTCTGTGCAGTGCGGGTCAAATACCACGTGATTCCGTCCGGCGTTGTCAGGGTGATCACTTGTCCCTGCGCCGCCGTCTGCGCGCGTCCTATGTTGCCTCCGGCGCCTACCCCGCCCGGACTCGGGTCCGAAAAGATCAATCGGATCGTCCGCTTGATCCACAGTCCGTTCAGGATCGTCGTGATCGGGATCGTTCCCGAGATGTAGTACAGGTCGGAATCGTCCTGCGGCAAAATGATGCTGGCCGCGGCCGCAACCGTTAAAGGCCCCTGCTGATCGTTGGCCTGCACGTAGCGGTGCAGGCCGATGGCCTGATCGTGGATCCCGAAGGTGACATTGTTTTCGAGCGAGGGCCGATGATTTTGAAGTAGTCCGATGAGCCGGGGTCGACCTGAATCCCGAATCGCTGCTGGTTCGTCAGACCGGACGTTTGCCCGTACATTCCGCCGATCACTTTCCAGTGGCTCACGTCGGCCGTGACATGCAGCCCGTCGTAGGTATTGCCGGCGCCGACCGTCGCTGTTACGCCGGTCTGGTTGCCCGCGCTGGCCGTAAGTGTCAGAGACTGCCCGCTGGGCGCCACCGACGCGATCGTGTAAGAGACGGAATTGATGACGATCGTCTTGCCGGCGTAATAGTCCTGCCACGCGAAGCCGCTGGCATTGGTCACGGCCGTTCCGTTGGTATTGACGGTGTTGGTGCGATACCAGTTATTCCCCGCTACATTGCATCCGTTCAGTTCGACGTTCTGCGCATTGGCGGCGAGGACGATGCCGTCCTCGAAATTGCGGATGCTCTCGGACGCGGAGAAGACGGCGCCGTCCACGCCCGCGCCTATATAGATCCCGTTGATGCCGTTAGAGGCGAACCAGTCGCCGGTGGAAGTCACCAGTTGAATGTGGCCGCTGCCGCTCGCGTTGAAGAAGGCGCCATAGCTTGCGTTCGAATCGAAGTAATTGTGGGACAGTTTCAGGGCGATGACGTTAGAGGCCGAAGGTGGGTTGACCATGAGGCCGGTGCCCGTCTGCCCTACATCGTTTCCGGTGATCTGGGTGCCGCCGCTGCCAACCACGGAAATCCCGGCCGTGGGTTGTGAGCCGAAGGCGCCGAAGATGGCGTTGTGCTCGATGTAAACATCGCCGCCCGCGATCTGCTGAATCCCCGTTCCACCAAATGCAGTGATGTTATTCCCGAAACAGCGAACGATGAAAGTGGCCCCTCCATCGATCACAATGCCGTTGAAGGTGTTGAAGATGTAAACGCGCTCGATGGCTGTCGTGTTTTGGTTGTTGACCCGGATGGCGGTGCGCGATCCGTTCGGCGCACTCGAGAGAATCCAAAGATCCCGCACCGTATTGCGGCTGCCCACACCCGCGGGGTTATCCGTCCCGTTCAGGTTAATAGCGAAGCCGGAACCCTGCTGCGGATCGATGATGGTAGACGTCCCGCTGCCGGCAATCTGCACATTGTTTCCCGTGTTGATCAGATCCGCGGTGATCTTGTACCTTCCGGAGGGGAGTAAGACGATGCCGCCATTAACCGACACCGCTGCATTGATGGCCGCTTGAATGGCCACCGTGTCATCCGTAACGCCGTCTCCCTGGGCACCATAACCCTTGACGTTGTAAACCGGGGCCGTAGTGGACTGGAGTGCGATCACCGCATCTTTCAAGACCTTCTGATGCACGCTATCAATGGAGACTGAAACCAGGCGCCCGGAAGTGTGCGTGCGGGCCGAGGTGCCCGCGAACGCGCGGGTCACTGTCAGCACATTGCCGCTCACGGCCGTGACCAGCATGTGCTCCCAGGCCGTACATTTGCCGGTGCTCGTAGTTTGGTCGCAGATGGTCGCGACCATGTTGGGCGCAAAGCCGGCCGCACTGGCTACGACGACCGCCGTGTCGCTGGTGCCCATCGCCGCGGTGAGGGTGGACTGTACGTTATCGTTGACCACAAACAAACTGCTGTCGCTGAAGATCGTGCCCATGAGACTCCTATCTGGTCTGGACAGTCTGGGTTTCCGCGCTGGCCGCGGTTTCCGCCGGCGGCAGGCCGCCGAGCCGCTGCGTCTGCGTGTTCAACTGCACCAGGGACGCCTTGTAGTTCTGCGCCTGCGGCAGCAGCGTGGGATCCACTTCCGACCGCGGATACTCGGGCAGCAGGGCCACGGCCAGGTTGTAGCGGATCGCGATCTCGTAGCCCGGCGGCAAAGTGATCACGTCGGTGAGGCTTGCGAAGGTCTGCAGTGCCTGCAACGAGTGCACCTCGATCGTGCCCGCCGCACCACTTGGCCATAGATTCAGCGTCACCGCGGGATAGCCGTAATCGACGTAGAGTTCCATCGGCACCGTGATTGCGGCGCCTGAAGGCTCGAGCATCGTAGACCACTCGAGCGCAGAGACGATCTCCACCGGCCGGCGGTAGGTCCCGCTGGCGGCTGCGATCGCATCGCACCTGGCCGGGCGCGGCATCGCCAGTTGGCCGCCTGGCCCGATCGTGAACGACGACATGCCGCCGAACATCGTGAAGGTCATCCGCTGCGGCGTGAAATTGTGGACCGGCGGCGGTGGCCCGTTCGGCGGCGCCGCCACGCCATCGGGAAACGTGGTGTACTCCTGCAGGGTGTAGAGTTCGATCGTCGTTCCCGCGGCCGGGACGGGCCATAGATGGACGGTCGCAAGGGGAGCGTCGTAGTCGACGAACGCCTTCATCGGCAGATTGACCGCGCCGCCGCGCTCGAGGATCTCCGTCCAGCGGTTTACATCGACGATCTTCAGGCCGCGGCCGTAGCTGCCGCTCGAGGCCCGTGCGGCGACGATCTGCGTGGGACGTGCCGCGCTGAAGACGCCGGCGGGTCCCATCGTGTAGCTCTGGCTGCCCGTGAGCGGGAACGTGTCCCGGCGTATCTCATAGACCGTCACCCGTTCGGTTGACCATGACGCCATCAACTGGTTGAGCGTCACCAGTCCATCGTTCAGTTCGGCCGTCTCGAGCGCCTCGCCGGCGGCGATCGCGCCGATCAGGCGCATCGAAGAGTGAATGAATTCGCTTGCGGTGGGCATCGGATTAGGGCTCCTCTTACGGCGTCTTTTTTCTCTTATGTGCGGCCGGCGGCTTAATCGGAGCCCGCGCCGGCCGGGTTGGCGCGACCGCCGCAGGCTCCTCTTCCGGTTCCGTTTCGGCGTACCCTTTCCAAAACAGTTCCGGTTCCGACCCGGGAGCCGCCGCAGGGTCTGGTGCGGCGAATGGCGGCGCCTGCCAGATAATGCGGGACCACTCCGGACCCAGGCCGTCTTCTTCGTCCCGCGACAGAATAGTCACCGGTTCTTTGGTCCGGTGAAACATCATCCGCGGGTAGTCTTCAGACGGCTTCATGCACCTGCTTGCGTGACCGTGAAGGTCTTGCCGTTGATATACATGTGGGCCGTGCGGCCGGCGCCTCCGATATTGGAAGCGACATCCGCAAGCACCTCGCCGCTCTCGGTTTGCGGCTCGGTCGGAGACTGGACCGTCAGCCAGTCGGCAGTCGAGTCTTTGTCGACGGTCCATGTGCCCGATTGCCCTTCGCCGGTCACTGTGACCGTGAACTGCACCGGCCCGCCCACGTCGGCCAGCGATGCGCTGGACGGCGAGAGCGTGACCGGCGGCACGTCTGGCAGCGGTGGCGCGGGTTGCGGGAGGAACGGTGTCAGGTCGATCCTCCGCCAGGCCGAGCCGAGGGCCTGCGCCTGCTCAGGTTGATGGATCAGCACCGGCGGAGAGTTGACGTTGCCCCAGAGTTGCGGGTATCCCTCGGAGCGTTTCGGCATTTAGCGCCTCGTTCCGCCCTTGCCCTCGCGTTCCTTGGCCTCGCGTTCCCGGTGCTCGTCCAGCGGGCGGTTACGCCGCTCGGACTCTCCCGGCGCGGGCGTGTATGCCGATTTACTTCCTGCCGCCGGATCCTGCCCCAGATTGCGCTCCGCGGCCCGGTCTCCGACACGCCATTCCGCGCGCATTTTGGCGTCGGTCAGCAACGGGTCGACCTTTTCCATGATGCCGCCCGGGATGGTCATGAAGTTCGCCTTATCGATGGCCGCCTCTTCGTTCGGGTCTTGACGACGATCGGCGGAACACGGTCGTAAACCGAGAAGTAGACCTTCGGGTATCCCTCCTCATAACCGCCCTCGGGTTCCGCCGTAGTCCGAGGCCGGGTAAACGGCGCCGGAAGCGGCAAGTCGCCTATGATCGAGCCCGCCACTTCGGCGTGCCGGTTGGCAAAGCCTCGCTCCACGCCTTCGGTGCGCCGTCTGTCGGCCTCGCGGTCCACCTCTTCGGCGTCTCCCTCGATCTCCGGGGGAATTTCCTGGCGTCTGACCTGGCCGGGCTCTGTGATTTCGGCGTGCCGGTTAGCGAATCCTCGCTCCACGCCCTCTTCTTCCGGCAGTTTCCCGCTCTCACGCTTTTTGTCGTTCTTGTCTTTTTCGTTCATGGCTAGCTCTCCAATCGAACGGCCCATTCCGGGCGCTGTGCGGCGTGGCCGTAAAGTACGTCGCAGCGGGTGATAAAGAGGTCGTTGACGATATCGTAATCACTGAGCATACGGATCGAAACCCCGGTGTCCGGATCGGACTGGGAAGCGCCGAAATGGATTCCCTTCGGCACCACGAGCGGCGCCATGCCGATCACGAACGCGCTCTCGTGGAACGCGATCGATTGCGCCGTCAGTTGGTTCGCCGTGCCGATGATCGTCAGCGGAGCGCCCGCGGCCGGCGAGTTGCTTACCGTCCTGGTGGCGCCCGTGGCCGTGATCGGCGGGTAGATCGGAATCGCCGCAGCGCCGCCCGCATCGCTTGAGGTATCGGCCGTCACCACGAACTTTTGCAGATCGGAGCCAACCGCACCCGAGATCGGATTGACCGCGAATACGGTGGGCAGCGTAAACAGGTCGCCTTTTTTGAGCCGCAGCGCTGCCGCCGCCGTCCAGCCGGTCGTATTGAGCGTGAATCCGGTCTGCAATGCCGCGCCAACCTGCGGAGCGCCCCCGAGCGGGCCCACCTGATGGACCGGTGTGTTCTGGTCCATCACCCATTCGAAGCCGCCCATCGTGCCCATGCGGCCGCGCTCGTACTGGTTCTTGACCTGCGTACTGGACTGGAACAGTCCCTGCGCGGCTTTGAGCGTCAGGGTCTGCACCTTCGGTGAGATCACCATGGACCGCTTGCCGTCCATCGGTGTCGAGTTGAGGTCCAGGACCTCGCCGGCCTGCCATGCGGCGTCGAGCATGGTCAGCGGCGATCCGGGCGTCCCAATCGCGTTGGGTGTCGCCTGATAGGCCATGATGAGCCCGTCCACGTCGACCGCGTTGGCCAGCGCCACCGGCCGCCGAATCGAGGTACCGGTCACGGAATGCGTCGATGGAGAGTGTCAGTTCGGCGGACGTGAACTGGAAGGACACGTTCGCCTGAGTGTTGAGGGTTAGGGTTTTGGCCGTCTCGTTGACGTCCTGGGGTGTAATGACCCGGCCTTGGCGACGGTGAACCGCACCGCATCGCGCAGCCGGACCGTGTCTCCGACCTTAGCGCCTTCGACGGCGAATTTGTCGTCCCAGGTATGGGCAATCGCGCCGCTGAAGCCCAGGTTGTTTTTGAACCGCAACAGGAGTTCGTTGGTGATGACCTGTGCGTTTAAGAGTGTGTTAGTTGCCACTGTCTACTTGCTCCAGTGGCGCGTCCCTTACCGCTGCCGCTCCGCCGTGCGCAGCTTGGTGTAGGCCCGGAAGTCGCCGCGCTTCGCCGCCTCTTCTGGCGTGTCGCTCGTTGTCTTCGAAGGCCGGCCGCTCGGTGGTGGCGGTTTGGGTGCGCCCGTTATCTTGGGTTTCCCGTTTTCAGTGGCAGGGGGTTTGTCGAACGTGGCAGACAGTTTGCCGATCGCCAAAACGGCACTCGCCGGCGAGAGGCCGGCGATGCGTTCCAGCTCTTTCGGGTTTTTCGCCAGGTAGTAGAGCAGCTCGGCGCCGTGCTCGTCTTCCAACATGGCCTGACGGGCGGCGAGTACTCCCGGCCCTGCCGGGATCTTCACCGTATCGATCAGGTCGTCGTAGTCGTCGTGCGCCTTGCGGGCGGCCTTCTCGCGCTTCGCCCAATTGTCCTGCTCTGTGCGGGCTGCTTGCTCGGCCGCCGTTCGCGCTTCCGCTTTTTTGCGGTCGCTTTCGCGTTGATCGAGTTTCCAGTCCGTTAACGCTTCCTGGTACGCCTCGAGGGTTTGGAAGTCCTCGAGCTTCGGCTTGCCGGTCGCGGCTGGCTGCGCGGGTTCGGAGGGCTTATCCTGCGGCTTTGCCGGTGGCCCGGCAAGTGCTCGCTTCAACTCCTCGTTTTCGCGTGTCAGTCGTTCGATCCGGCGTTGCCGTGACCCGCCTTTGCCTTGCTTGGCAGGTGCTGCGTCATCCTGTTCGTCGTCTTCCCCTGTGTCCTGATGGTCGTCCGTTTCCGAGTCCGGTTCAGTTTTGGCCTGCGTTTCCGCGGCCGCGGGTGTTTCTGGTTCCTTCGCCTCGGGCAATTCACCGGTTTCGCGCCACTTTGCAAACTCCCGAAAATCTGTCGGGGCCTCGCTTACCGTGGCGGTTTCCGTCCCTTGCTCGACTGGAAGGGTTACTTCGTCTGGCATAAATCAAAAGTCAAAATTGTGGCTGCATGGCGGCGCTGCGGGCGGCACGCCGCCCATAGGCGGCATTCCGGCCCGGCCATCGCTTCGCCGGCTCGGCGGTTCTGCGGCCTCGGCGGCCGCCCCGGACGCCATAGCGCGCACCTGCGCCTGAAGCAGCAGCACCTGATTGCGCAGTATCGCGATATCCTCCGCCGATGTCAGCGAGGCTTCCAGCTTTACCAGATCAACCTGCGCCTTGAGCGCGGCCTGGCGATCGCTGCTTTCGATCTTCATCATCTCGATCTGCTGCTGCGATTCCGCCTCGATGCGCTTGCCGCGGACGTCGTCGCTCAACTTGTTGAGCGCCTCGGTCAACTGCTCGATCTGCTGCGCCTGCTGCGCGTTCTGCTGCGCCAGCAGCTCCTGCGGTTTCTTGCCGGCGTCCTCGGTCAGGTTCGGCGGCATTGCCCGCCGTAGGCGGTCTGCGATCTTTCTCGGCGCCGGCGAAGTTCAGGTTGTCGAAGACGATGTCGCCGGCGACGGTCATGAGTTGCGGGAAATTACGCGACAACTCCGTAACCTGCGCGGCCGTCTCCTGCTGCTGCGTCTTGAAAGACGGCCCGATCTTCAGCCTGACGTCATACTTGCCGTTGGCCAGGTCGTAGCACTTCACCTCGCCGTAATCGTCCTGGAACTGCTGGTTGACCTTGACTATCTCTTCCTGCATGTCCTCGCCCAAGATCCGCACCTGGCGCGGGGTGTCGTAGATCTTCGGGATCAGGTCGCAGAGGATCACGCCGCACTGCAGGATGGCGCGGTTCAGGTTGTCGACGAAGTGAAGTTACTCAGCTCCATCTGTCCCTGGCGCCGCTGCAGGGCGATCCCTGACGTCTCGTTCGACTGCGAGCCCAGGCTGGCGTCGTAGACGTTAGTGGTCGCTTTGATGTCGTCAGAGGCCTGCGCGGCGCCGATGGAGAGCGCCTGGATCGGCGGCTCGAACACGTTGCGCTGCGGCATCGGGACCGGGTTGCCGGCGATGTCCTGGGGTTCGTACTCGAGGTACGCCCACGGCACGGTGTTCGCCGTCGCCCACCGCGTATCTTTGAACGCGCCCTTCACGCCAACCCACGGCGCCTTGGTACCGAGCATGACGGTCTCGGCCTCGGAACTGCGGTAGAAGTTGTACAGCTTCTGCGGGTCGCGGGCGAAGCGGATCAGCGAGAATAAGTACCGCTTATTCTCGATGTACATCTCCTCGCCCAACACGGCAAGGATCGGGATCCACTGGCCTTTCCAGTCCGTCTCGTCCAGGATCTCCACGCCGTTCAGCCGGCACATTTTCACGTGCCGGATCTGGTCTTCGCGTTCGATGCGATCGCCGCTCTCGTCAGTGGCAAACGCGAGGCCAGGCGAAGCTCGCCCGGCATGTCCTCGAGATACTCGTTGGTGACCGTGCCATCGGGCCACTGGACGGCCACCAGTGTCTTGGTTTCGATCTCCAGATACCAGTAGCGCGCCACCAGCACGCCGTCGTTGCCGATCCAGTCGGGCGCTGGGTTCTGGCCCCCCTCGTAGAAGTTCATCTTGGCGACTTCGGTGTCGCCGAACTCGTCCTTGTACTCGTCCTTCGAAATCCACTCGAGTTCAAAGGCGTACTTTGCATCGGACTTGTCCGCTTCGCGCGCGTAGGGATCCATCAGGACCGAGAAGGGGTTCAGGATGCGTTCGATCCTGATCTCCTGATCGAACGTCTTGTTGCCGCAGTGGCGGGTCGTGACTTTGAAATACCCGAAGCCGCCTTTCGTCGACTGGTCGAGCGACGTCTCGTAGACCTGATCGGCCTTGCTGGCGTACTGGATGTGGCGGATCATTCCCTCGTACACCTTGGCCGTTGCCGGGTCGCTCGCGGAGTCTACGGGCAGCGCCTCGAGGTCGGGCTTGTTCATGCGTGCCTGGTTGGCGACTTGGTTCAGCGGGCCCGTGAGCTTGTTGAAGACGAGGCAGGGCCGCTTGCCGCCCTGGCCCATTGCGTTGCGCCGCTGGACGTCATCGGCGTCCCACTGCTCGCCGGCAGCAAACTGCAGGTCGATCTTGGCCTCTTTGCGGATCTCGCGCTCGGCTTCCTCGGCGAGCTTGTAGCGCGCGCGGGCCGTCGCGATGAGGTCTTTCTCGGACTTACTGGATGCCACGGGTTGTAACTGAGGTGTATTACTTACTTTTCACCATGACGAACAACTCCCCATCCGGCAGATGGCGTATTGTGATGGCGTCTTTATCGAAATCTACAGACTCTATTTCACACGGACCTGCGTCACCGTACCAGACGATATCTCCCACTCGCGCTACGTGCGCGTCGTTGGGAAGTTGCGGCTGCGGATATATTGGGATTTCCGGTTTCATACGGCATTCCTTACTTCCGCCTCACGACGGTTACGTCCCCGAATCCTTCACCCTTCAATCCCGCCGTCTGCTTGCGCACCGAATCGTGAATGCGGCGCACGTCCGCGGCCGCCACCGGGCGCGCCCGGCCCGCCTGGGCCTGCAGGCAGGCGCCTACCGGCGTGTCGATCACGCGCGCGGCGAGCTGCGCGCCGTGCTTGGCGGCGATCGTGGCGGCCGCCTTGCGGACGGCGGGGTTCGCCCCGGTCGTATCGAAGACCACGTTTTTGCCCGCGGCCAGCGCTGCGTTGATTTCGCGGTAGGCGTTGTGCAGCGTGTCGCCGGGCGACTGCCCGCGTGCGCGCCCCGCGTCCGTCGTCACTACGTGCGCTCCGGTACCCTTGGCGTAGGTGGACTTGCCCGCTCCGGGCGCGCCCATGAGTACGGTTAATTTCGCCATGGTTTTATTCCAGGTTGAAACATGCTGCTGCGGCGCTGATGTATGCTGCTTTCGCGTCTTGCTGAAGCGCGCGCTTCTGCTCTTCGGTGGGCGCAAGGCTCAGCTTGAAACAAGCTAGAAGCGCATTTGTGAACATCTGCGGCGTGATCCGTGAAACCTTACTCACGACATCTTTTCGATTCTTTTCGATTCTTTTCT